ATAACGCTCTAACATCATCATGCTTTTCTGCTTTACCGTGTGGTTGATAACCACCCATGTCTCGGTAATCTATTTGGGGTCCATCTTTAGATGGAATAACTGGTTGCTCTGATCCCATAGCATATCCAGTTCTCATTAAACCACCACCTGCTTTTGGAATTACTACTTCTTCTTGTTCATACTCTTCAGCATAATCCGCTACATCTTCAATATCAGGGTTGGCAATTTTAAATTCTCTCATGTTTTCTATTTCTTCTACGACTGCAGGATTACCTCTCGGAAGTGTTTCTCCGTATTCACCACTGCCACCAGCATACCCAATTCTTCCGCCTTGGGCTGCCATTTGTTGAATATCTTCTGGTTGTTCTGTTCCAATTACTTCTTCTGATTCTTCAACAACTTCTTCTCTTCCTTCCGGTTGTACTCTCTCTTTAACAGCAATTGCCATCTCTACTAATTCTTCTTCAGTTCTTCCTCGTAATTGTTCCATAGGAATTCCCAGAGAAACTAATAATTTAATTAGTTCTATCAAATCTGTATTAGGACGTTCTTTAGGTAAGGTTGCCGGTCGAGCGGATGGTATTCCTGGTCCTTGGGCCATTGCTGGACGTCCTTGTGGCATACCTCCAGGTGGCTGACCACGCATCTGACCTTGTGCCATTAAATTCTGTTGGTTATAAGGGTTCATGCCCGGCGAGCCCATGGCTCCCAGACCTCTGTTCATCATAGGATTCATAGGGTTATTCATACCACCACCTTGTCCTGCATACAAGCCAATATTAGCTTCAACTCTTCCACCTTGGTTTCCTTTCCATAAAGGATCATACGCTCCAAAAGGAAAAAATTTTCTAGCTGCTAAATAATTTTCCTGTCCTGAGGTATCATCCACGATTACTTCCTCTTCTTCATCTTCTTCAAATCCTTGGCCCGCTAGAGAAAGACCTGTAGTACCTAGTCCCACTATACCTGCTTGTTTCAATGGCCCTAACGTTCCAAACCATTTGCCAAATTTAGTTCCAGGTCCCATACCTCTATATCCTAGATAACCCAGACCAGCTAAAGCGGCTGCTTTACCGATTGGACTTTTTAGTATTTTCTTGAAAGGTTTAGTGACACCTTTGACTGCTTTTTTTACTGCTTTAAACGGATTCCATCCCATAATAATTCCTTTGATTTTGTGATAGCAGGTTGAAGGGTATTCCTGAAAACCCTAATCTATATGATATTACTTAATTTTTCTGCCTTCGTCAATAAATCTTCCACGATAAGCAAAGTCTCCATGATGGGTAATGTAAGCGTCCACATTGGCGTAGATCTTACCCCCAATAGCGGTCCATCTATTACAAAATGCATAGTCTTCCCCTACAAAATCTCCTGTTTTTTCATCAAAAGAAGTGTCAAAGAAATTCCACATCTCTTCTGTTCCTCCCATGATTCCGTTAACCAAATGTTTTTGTTTAATAAGTAAGTTAGGGTAAGCTTTAATCATTTTTTCAAATACTTCTCTTTTAATAAGCATACAGCCAGCTGGTCCTTTTTTAATCTCTACTAAACCATCTATACTTTCAATGTTATTTTTATCAGGAAATTCCATGCAATAATAGTAAGGACATTCTTCAATGGGTCTTCCACTTTTTTCTGCCATATCTCTAGCCTTATCCCAGTTAACCGCTTTCATAGGGTAAGGAGTTAAAACAATATCTTTATTAGCTTTCATCATCATTAAAATAGAAGGGGCATCAAATTCAATATCTGAATCAATGAATAACATATGAGAACATCTAGATTTTAAGAAAGCTTGAACACACATATTTCTACCGGTAATAATGATGGAAGATCTAACCATATGAAACTGAGGTATAATATTAATATCGGGGGATAAACAAAGACTTTGAAGTTCTAATAAAGATTTAACACAACTTAATTTAATTTCTCCCATGTTAGGAGTAGCTACAAATAAATGTTTGTCTAAATATCGGGGAACATTAGTATCTATTAATTGACTCCCATCCACTATATTTTGTTCAAACAATTGAGTTTCAGGTTCAAACTTATCGTCTGTTAAAAAACTATCACTACTTTCCATCTTCATGGGGTATTCCTTTTTTCATTAAACCATTATTTAAAAAAGCAATCCATTCTTTAATTCTTTGATCCCAATCATAAAAGTGTAAAAAGTGTTGGCGCTGATTAGTAAGTCTAGTTTTTATATCCTGTTGAGGAAGAATTCTTTTTAAATATTTAATGTGTTGAGAATAATCTATAGCTAATTGTTTGGGTACATTATTATAATTCACATAGAATCCATAGTCTGAACACGTTTCAAATAGTGCTCCAAAGTTTGTCACCAAAGCAGCACAACCTGCAGCCATAGCTTCTATAGCTGAGTTGCATGAAGTTTCTTCCCAGATAGAAGGGTAAGCAAAGACGTGACTATCTTGTAGAGCTTGTAATACTTCTTCGTGAGGAGCATAACCTTTAAAGTTAACCTTCTTCATTGATTTTGCATGATCATAGATAGGTTGATAGTATTTATCATTAGCTTCTTTAAAAGAATCTCCATATATTTGAGTAGAACTATAAACATCTAAAGTAATATCTTCATCTTCTAGAAAATGCATGGCCGCTAACAATACATTTAATCCTCTCCAAGGAGTAATGTTATGAACTAATTTTAAAGTTTGACCTTTTTCGTAAAATTTTTTTGGTTGCCAATTAAATTTTGGTAAGGCGTTTTTAATAACAAAACAACGAGAAGTAGGAATGTTAAAATGAATCCTATATTTTTCATAACTCCAATGAGAATTAAAAACATAAAAATCATATTTAGGATGGTTCTCTTTTTTAAGAAACCAGGGTCTGAGATTGGGTTGGTCATAAGAATTTTTTAACCATAAAATATTTAATCGACTAGGGTCAATAGGATGTTTCTCGGGAATAGAAGTAGTGATAGAAATCTTCTCCCAATAATGTTTAGGAAGCCTCTTTCTAAGTTCTTCCATCTGTATTTCTGTTCCACCTTTAGCTTTCATTTGGGTTCTTTACTGTACCACCAACTAAATCAATGTGTGGTGCAATAATAGTTACATCTCTCCTTATGTGCTCTCTCTTTGTATCAGTAGCTGGGTTATCTACATCATCATCAGCTTCTTTATCTGAGTTATATTCTTTATTAGTTTGAATGTTGTATAATTTAACAATAGTCTTTCCTCTATACTTAGGAACTTGTTTACCATCAATGGTAGTGTATCCTAAAAATTCTCCTTTTTCTTCAAATGTCATTATGTTCTATCCTGTTCTAATACGCTAACAAAAACGTTAGCCGATGTTACGGTTGTCGTAAATTTTAAAGCATCTGCCTCTTCAAGTATAAGTATACTACTTTCATCACCATTTAAAAACTCTTTTTTGGTAGCGGCATTGACTGAGGTTTCCCCTTTATATACAAAATCCGCACCCGCACTATTATCTCTTACACTTAATACCCAGTTTGTTGCAGCACTAGGGTGAGTATTGTAAGCTGAAATAGATTTTACAATAGCTACGTTAGCAGTAGGACAAGTATACAAAGTAGTAATACTTGTAGTTGCTACCGGTGTAATATCAATTTTATATTTATTAGCCATTTCTTCTTTTTCTTTTTATACCTTAACTTGTAAATAAAGTAAAGGCTTCCATTTCATCCTTTAATTGTTGTTGATAGGTAGTGTTTAATTTTTGTACAATATTAACTACATTGTTTGATAAACCTTGTACATTTATTTGATCAAAGTCAGGTCCTAAAATATCTGTTACAACTTCAACTATCTTTGCCATTATCTTCGGCCTCCTGCATTAATATCTAATCTAAAAGTTCCCATTCTCCAACTCTCTCCTGTTCCTACATTTCCTACTTTTAATGCAATTTGTCTAGCACGTTTTCTAGTCCATATTTGAGTAGTACTGGTAGTGGCTGCGTAAGAAGTAGATACGGCTGCAGCATTAGGAAAAGTTTTAGAATTTAAATAAACTTTAGCATCTCCAGTTTGTTCTCCAAAGTCTGGAATAATTCTACTTACTCTCATAATATATTCTCCTTGACCTTGTATCCCTTCTTGACGGCTGATATCATAATCTCCTGATTCTACATAACCTTGAACAGCTGTTGTAGTTCCATTAGCTTTTACTTGATCAGTTCCTATATTATGTTGCCAAAAATAACTTGCTCCATTAGTGACTCCTCCTACTACAGGTATAGTAGGTGCTTCACCTGTTTCATATTCAGTTGCATAAGGATTAGAATAGATTCCTTGTTGTACCCAGGTAGTTCTATCTAGAGAAGAAGTATACCAAATAGGTTGTTGTGGTGTAGATTCTAAATAGTTATAAGTAACAGATCTATCTATGTAACTGGATCCACTACTACAATAAAACCAGGTTACTTCACCAAATATATTATCAACGGCTGCATGAATTTGTTGATTGGCACTAGCATTAATGTCATTAAATACATAGTCTTCTACTAAACATAACATACTTTCGACACGACCTCCTGCGAATCTAAAGAAACCATTAGGTCCCATCCAATAAGCTATACCATCAATCTCTACAGCTGCATGTTGGCTAGAAATACCACAGTTAGTTCCAACTTGATCAAATCCAAAAGTAAATGGAGGACCAATAAATCTCATCGTAAACATAGCTGTATCAGACCAAATGTATAAGGCTGTTCTCCCTGTTGTACATGCCATTAATTTAGAACCATCGGGTAAAGTTTGACTACCAGCTGTGTTAGTTGCGGTAGGGGTATACGTATTAATATCTTCTTGATCAGAAAATCTTACAAACATTTCATTTTGAGAAGTAGAGGATCCGATTGTTTCTTCTGTTCCAATAAATACTAAGTGTCTATCCGGTGTAGATACCATCATATCTCTGGAAGCTGTAGGTGCTCCCGCCACCACTGTAGCTCTTACTGATAAATTAGCAAACGATGGATCCCAATCGAATACTTTTTTGTTATGAACTAAAGCTAAAAGTTTTTCTCCATAGTTAGTTAATCTCCATTGACCTGGTTCAATAACTACGTGAGAAGAAGAACTTGCACTTCCCCAACCTACATAATTTGTTGCATCATAAACAGTAGAACCTGCACCATGCGCCGATCGTGTACTTCCACTCGCGGCTCTAGTAATTCCTGTAATAGTATTGGTACCTGTATTATTACCGGTATAACTAATAAGTTCAGTTCCTATTTGAATTGTACCAGAAGGTGAAGAAAAAGCTGACGTAGCAGTTAAAGTAATTTGTGTAGAAGGAGCTCCTCCTGTTCCAAAAGCATCATCGGCTAAAGTTCCAACTAACGTTGTTAAAGTAGGTGGAACAACTTGACCACCATACGTATTAGTACCCCAACCATAACCATAACCTTGTGTGATTGGTCCTATTACATAATAAAATTCTACATCTACACTTCCGCCTGTAGCTGCCGATCCTGAACTAGCTGAAGTAATAGTAAATGTGGTAGGAGAAGGTGTAGTAATAATTTCAAATAATTTATCTTCAAAATCTGCGTCTGTGAGTCCTGTACCACCAGGTAAAGTCACATTATCTAATAATATAATATCTCCTACGGTTGCTCCGTGGGCCGTGGCTGTTGTAATGGTGACAGAGGTTGTACCATCAAAGGTCCAGGTAGCACTAGTCTGTGTTCGTGTAGTATCTAAAGGAGTGATGTCATAGAAGGCCCCTTCAAAATAGATATAAAGCATTTTATTAGTACCAATAGCCGCATACCTATTACCATCATTATCTACCCATACGTGCTGATCTCTACCAGCTCCTACTAAAAGGTCACTTCCTAATTGTTGCCATCCTCCTATTTTTTCAGGATAGCCATATCTAAAACGAGCATAATCGGCATTAACCCATTTTCCTTCGGCTCCTGTGTCGGAAGATTGCTTATCTAAACCTGGTTGTAATGTAATCTTATGAAGCATATAACTCTCCTAGAGTAAAATATACTACATTTAACCTATAATCAATTAGATTTAAAGCCTTTATAAAAGGCTGGAAGTCCTAGGAATGGACGTTTATCAAACTCATTTTCTTTGGCTAGTTTAGAACCTTTTTTATTATAATGTAAAAATACTTGAGCACAAGTTTGTCCAGTAAACTCTTCTCTCCAGTGCTCCAGATCACATCCAGAATAGATAAGCATATCTCCCGGTTTTAAATCTACTTTAATACCAGCTTGTCCAGTTCTGCCAGAAGGTTCTAAATAAATGGGCCAGGGATCACCACCTAAATTTAAAGTAGTAGATATTTCACATGAATATCTATCTTTATGTCTAGCTAGAACATCCCCTTTCTTATAAATTCTTGCATAGGAATATGTAGGACTTAATTTAAGCGCGGTGTGTTTTTCCATAATAGGTTGAACTTTTTGTAGTAAGGTTTCCATTACCGTATCTGCATAATGCGAATAGGTATTAGGTACTTGCTCATCATTCCATACCCCCCAATAGGCTGTAAAGGGAGAAATAAATTTTTGATCAAATAAAAATCTAGCCACCTTTCTTTTATTTAAGAAATAAGCCAAACAAAAGTCAGCTATCTCTCTACTTATAATTCCTTTTAAAACTTGATATTTATTTTTTTTGAACGACATTTAAGACTCCTTTCGGTATAGCTTGACAGTTCCAATGTATAAACCTAAAGGGTTCATAACCCATATCTACTACATATTGATGGGGCAAGTAAGAAGGAAAGAATATCAACCTTCCAGGTTTGACAGTATAATTAATTTGTGAAGTTGCATAAGTTACTTTTGTTTTATCTTTTTCGGGTAATAGATTCATCACATTTCCTGCTCGTGGATCTTCAAATAAAGGACGAGAGGTTTTTTCACTAGCTTTTAAAAAATAAAAACCAGAGATATGACCATTCCAATGAGTGTGTAAGGTATGATGGCCTCCTCCTTTTTTAGCAAATTCTTGTACCCATAGTTCTGTAGTAAACAATTGATGGTTCGTCATATCAAAACCCATTTCTCCTAATAAGTTATGGGCGGTAGCACCTATATAATTTTGGATAGTTAAAAAATTTGGATCTCCAATTAAAGATATCGAATGAAACACCTGACCCATATCTCCTCGGTCACCAAACTTTTTATTTCTTTTAGCGATGTCTTTTTTTAAATTTTTCTTTGCTCCTTCTATATAAGGATCCGAAGCCTTATTTAAATGCTCAACAAAATGAGGAGCATCTGCAAACCATATAGGACATTTAAAATATTCTTCTCTAACTAATTCAGTAGGAAATGTGCTAGGTTCTTTTTTATTTCTTTTTTTCTTTTTCATTTAGTATACCAACAAGGAATAGTATATCTGTTTCCTTTTTTAATTTTATTTACACCATGAGGAGTGTGATTTCCAGAAAATAATACCATTAACCCTTGTTTAGGTTGTATTTTTCTTTTCTCCACCACAGTTTCTCCTCCCTCAAAATTATCATTTAAATAAATAATACTGGTATAACAATGGTTTATGAAATCTATATGTTTTGCTTGAAAAGAATTTTTTGGCCACCTTACAATTTGAAAGTAGTTTACCATTACTTCTTCATCTATTTTTTTCATTGTAAAATCAAGACGTCCATTTAATTTTTTTGCTTCATAGGTAAAACGGGTATGAGTATTTGAAAAAGGATAAACATTCATTATTTCAGTTGCTCGGTGATAAAAAGTTCTTCTATCATTATCAGGATTAAAGAACTGAGAATGCTTTTCTATAAAGTATTGACATTCGGGGGGTTTTAAAAAATTTTTATATTCATAAACTTTAGTGGTCATTTATAGGGCCATCCTAAACTCCACATCACTAAGCTATGTCGGGTTCCTTTTTTAACGGGACAGACTCTATGCCAAACAAATCCAGGAAATACCACCAAGGATCCTTTAGGTAATATTTCTTTACACTTTCTAATGTTGGGTTTTTTATCTGGGTCTAAGTTTCTAAAATCAAATTCTAACTCTCCACCTTTATAATCTTTAGGGTCTGATAAAGTTAACGTTACAGATAGCTTTCTAATTTTTCCATGAGAAGGCGTCCCTTCGTGTTTATAAGGTTGATTCCATCCATCACAATGCCAATCATAATACTGACCTTTATTATATTTCGTAAACTGACAAGACTCAGAAAAATCCCACTGAAAATTCCAACCCGCATGTGAATTGGCTTGATGAACATAAGGTTGAACTTCATTATAAATCCATCTATCATTCATCCAAACAATATTAGAATCTCTTTTCTTTTTTAAATCTTTAATCTGTTGTTGATTCATGGGTTTCTTTCCGGAACCCCCTGTAAGAGCCATTTCATCTTGTAATTGTTTTCCATAACGAACGATATCATCACAGATTCGAGGAGGAACCGCTGATTGAAAGTACCAATAATAATTCTGTAATTGCATATGTCTTTATTTCTAATTTATATCATTTAAAAAAATTTCGTCAATCTTTACTTAAGATTAAAATTTAAAACCAGTCTTTTAGAAGTTTTTTTAGGGTGATTAGCTGCATGCATAGTACCCCCTTTAAACATTAAAGCTCTTCCTTTTTTAGGTTCAACTTTTTTTAGTGATTTATTCAATTGTAAATAAGTGTCTCCATCGCTATCATTAATATAATAAATAAGCACCTGATGAGGAAGTGCGTGATCCACATGAAATATATTATGAAGTTTTTTTGAATTTGTTTTAAATTTTAAATTAGCTTTACACCTTAAGATTTCCGATTTTTCTATTTTTAATTCTTTTAAAAGATCAATGACGATGTCTATATGTGAAGAATTTACTTCTCCATTATCCACAAAGATATGAGTAAATTGAGGGTCATCAAAAGTATTAGGAGTTTCTTTTTTATGTTTTGTAGGAACACTAGGGCCTAAAGCACTAT